CAAATTCACTGTAACAGTACTGACGCCAGGGCGCACCTGCGTCAACTGAGGTGGACCTTCATAGCGCCAACCTTCGCTATACGAACCAACACCGATTGTTTTTGCTTGAGCCAGAGGCTGGTTGTTTATAGAAAAACTACTGTCAGTGATGGGGACGTGTATGCTGGCAAGCAACTTAGGCGTGCTGTCTGTACTTAACAGTTCGATAAGCAAGATTTCTCGATTTTCCAGCTTTGCGTCTTCTTTTACCTTAAGAGATCCGCCTGTTGCAAAAGTATCGCCGTCTATAGGGATCTGAGCAGTGGAGCTATGCGGAAAACTGGAAATCCCTAAAAGGCTTGCAAATTCGGGAACAAAATCGTCTAGCGTCAGATTATTTTTTGCTGAATACCTTGTAGTCACTGAAGTTTCTGGCTTTCCTAGCGTTTTAATTTCAAACGTCTGCCCTTCGATAAGACTTTTTGGAGTGACCTTTATCTCGTACTTTCCTGCTGGATAAGCTTTTCCTTGGCTATCAATGCCAGCAGGATAATCAGTCGTAACTGGATCTGGTACGTCAAATGCGTTCCAACCACTCTTGGCTCCGTCTGCTAACCCTTCTGATGCAATGCTGAACGGATTTAACGTTCCAAATACTTCGTCGTAGTGGTCAATAAACTCCTCCGCTTGATGATCGAAGATGTTCTGGTACGTCAAAGACATTCTTTGTCCGGTACGACGACTGCCGTACAAAATCCGTGTCTCAGTGCCGTTCTGCGACATGAACGTTTTGACCGGATAGTCCCCGGCTTCAAACGTGCGGGAAGTTGGGGCGAGTGTTGGGAAAGGCATTAGGCGTCCTCAACTTCAAACGGAGCTTGCTTCGATACTAGCTTCGCAATCGTGCTGACAAGCTTAGTTTGACCCTCCGCCCCTTCATCAATGCAAGGATGCTCAGATGCAACAATATCAACAGTGCCTTCTTGGGAAAACGTGAGCTGCTCAACCATATAAATATTCTTGCCAATCCTTGCATTCTTGATAGTAAAAATAACGCCATGGTATTTACTTTCTTTTACCGTGCCATCGCCACTAATAGTCATTTCGCCGTCTTGAATATCGTCTTCGCCAGACTTGTAATAGATGATCTCATAGGTCTTATTACTTTCTAGCGGTTCAGTGGTTGTCACTACGCCTGTAGAGCTAACCGTTCCATTATTTGCGCTGCTGTAAGGCGATGACTCTGTGACAACCTTGATAAATGAGCCCGCTTTTAAATTTAGACCATGCACGGTTGTTGAGAAGCTGATTGTATGAGTAATGTGTCTGCGGATTGCCAAAAAGTACTTGGCAACCATTACAGCATGATCCTCAGACGTGCAGAACTGTGTCAAGTCAAACTGCTCTTCTGGCAATGCCTCTAGATCGTCAATCCTGGAGTCATTTTTAAGCGTTACCTCTATAACCTTCTCTTCAGGCAGCTGGTTTCTTCTTTCCTTGCGATAACGCATAACAGCTTTAAATGGTCTGCGCTCTTCATTTCGCAAATACTCAAGCTTGTAGCTATTTTCAAGAATATTACCAGAAGTAAACAGCTGTTCAACCTGAATCTCTCCAGTGTTTATTTCGCCGCTCTTCTCAAACACAGGGATAGCAGGCTTGAGCGAAAACTTACCATCCGTCAAAACAAAGTTGCACAGGAAATATGGGGCAATTTCCGTGATGTATTGCCTGAGGTTTGTTCGCTGCACAATCGCCCCATTAAAAAACAGTTTTTGCTTGAACAGGAAGCGAGAGGTCGCAATGAAATCATCAACGTCCAGCAAGGTTGCATTGTCTTTGGTCATATTCATCAACGCACCAGCGCCACCCACTTGGTCGGTTAGCAGGTAGTAAACGAGATCAGTAAACAGGTTGCTCGGGCCGTATTCTTTTTTAAAAGTGCCTGTATCAAAAGCATATGGATTACCATTGGTTTTACTTCGGTCAGGATGCAATCGCTTGATGTGCAAGCCGCTAGGAATCCAGCAACGCATCTGATCAAGGCTCGTAAAATTACGACTTGCCTTCAAGGCTAAGCCAGCCAGCGTCAAATTGGCATATCTAGGAGTTTCTTCATTCGGCATGATTTCATTAACATATGCGATCACGTGCTCAGGTTCTGATTCGTTTGATTTCTGCACCAAACCTCGATAAAAGCTGATGTCTGCATACTGGCTTTGTCTTTCAAACAACGTCTCGCCAGTAATTCTCACCTGCCTGGGTATTTCCTTAACGTTGTTTACAACATATTCAAAACCAACTTTGTCGTAGACCGTATAGTAAGGGTTATTAATGTCAACGCTTACAACATCTTCAAAACAATCGCCTTTGTTCCAGTTTGAAGTGGTGTCAGAATCGTCTATAACTTTAATTTGCTCAGGGTGATTCCATCCCTTGTTTCGACCAAACAAACTGTCTGGTTGGGACCTAACAGTCGCAGTGAGCTTAAGCTTGATTGATTGTGACCCTTTTTGGAGCGTACGAAAAACACTTTTCTTTTGACCGACTTCTAATTTGCTTGCTGATCCAAAAATTTCATGGTAGAAAGCTTGCACTCGTCCACCTGCCCTATCACTTACATCAACATCCGTGATTTTATATTTAAACCCAGAAAATCTCATAGGAGTACCGTCTGGGTGATTATTTTTAAATGGGTTATCGTCCCCATAAGCTTGTTGAGGGCCTGAAGTAGCATTCAAGCCTCGCTTGATAGTAACAACTTGGTTCTTCTTGAAACCATAAGAGCTGGCAACAACCTCCGCGCCAGTGACAATCCATGTTGTTCTTTGGTTGTTGTTAGCATAAGCGTAATGATTGCTGCCAAGCGCATATTTTTCAAAAGTCCAGCGAATTACTAACCATAGGTTTTTGTCTGCATCAATTATTTCTTTTGTTTGCTTTCTTTTCTTGCCGCCCACAGGCTTACTAGAATCGTCTGAATTTCCTAAAACTTCATAGGTGAAAGCTCCGCTTAAGCCGGGAGTGGATACGTTGCCAATTGATTTCTTCTTTTCTATATTTGTGGCCCTTATAAATTCACCCTTTTGAGTGTCCGGCAAGGTTTCCTTGCGTTTAATTGATAGGGGATAAGAAACCGTCCTTCCCACCCTGTCTGTTCTAGGTTTACGAATGAACTCTTTGTTGCGGCTAATATCTTGTTTTGTGATTAAATAGCCAGCTGCTTCAATTTCAAACGTCCCAACCCCTGGCACTTTTACAGTTTCTTGAATTATTGGGCTTTCATTGTTAGAAATTGATGCTGACAAATTGATGAACATTTGATCTTTCGCTAAAGGACGCAGCTCAGATGCTGGAGTCGGCACGAACTTATATTCAAGCTGCGAGGGTCCGAGATTTTGAGGATGCGTAAAGCGAATAAAGTTGTATTGGTCAATAGGCTTGCTGCCTCGCACAACAAAGTACAAATCAATACGCTTGAACTCAAACCGATTGTTGTTTTCATCCCTTCCTGCTTTACGCACAAACACTTGAAACACCGAAGCCTTGAGGATCGTTCCTGTGTACGTTCCAGAGCGCACTACCACTTCTTCATCGTCGAAATCGTCTAACTCCCCTGGCGTAGGAATAGTGTTAAAAGCACAGATTCCATTTAAGCGTTGAAAAACCCTGCTTCTTATGCCGATCTCTGTGACGACTGCCGGTCTATTGTTTCTGATAAAACCTGTCGCAATTCGAGTAAGCGGGAAAAATTCAGGATCAATTCCATCCTTGGATTCTCCCTTAAATCCGTCAGTAATAAAATCTTGACTTGGATTTATTGCTTTTGTATTGCTAACAAGACCAATCCTTTGTACGCCAGACTCGTCAACATCAATACACTCCAACGTAATGAACTGAGTTTCATCGTTGTCAGGATCAAAACGATCAAGTTTTCTGTCCGCAACAATCCATTTGGTGTTTCCAATGGCAAACTCTTCGCCTATCTGCAACACCTCATCAGCGGAAATCTGCTCGGATTCGACCGTTGAATTTATGTCGTCTACGTTCTCGCCACCCCTGTTTCTTCTCCGTTGGTACTTGTCTTCATCAATTTTAGAAGGATGAATCTTAAATACAGCTTGGTCGCCTTTTTTGACCTTTACAGTTTTCTTTAATTTTCCAGCAAAATCATCATCAATGCTGATCTTGTTAGCTACGCTACCGTCGCTATTCATCTCCTTAAGCAGTACCAAGCCCATGCGAGGGCTGTACTGACGACCTTCACCTTCCATATCTTGCTTGCGCACATCGTCCAAATTATCTCTTGCGTTGGGCTTAACGTTGAGATCTTTATCGCCAACAATTTTCATACGACGCAAGGTCAAATTGAAAGCCTGTTGCCTCTCTGCTTTAAATTTATCGTCTTGAACAATTGAAACAACTTCATAATTAACCCTGTATCCCGTCCCATTTGGGATTGCTCCATATACTCCAAATCGAATGTTGTTTGACGGAGAGTACGCGTGGCAAAAACTTTTTGACCGATCTTTTTCGTTGTCAGGAACTATAAACACATCAGAATCTGTCCCCTGCAGCTCGTCTGGATCTCCTTTATCCGTGCCATGCACTCTGTCACTTCTTCTAATTCTTTTCTTGTCTGCGACCGTGCTGTCGCGTTTCCAGTAAAAAGCAAAAAAGTCTTCGTAAATTGCATCCAAGGCATTATTGCCCAAAAAGATGCCTTCAAGTTCCGGCGGTGCGATGCCATCAGGATTTTCGCCATCGCCGACGCCTTGCTCGCCAACCACAAACATCAGCTTGGCTGACTGCTGCGTTCCATGGCTCAGCACTCGTGACCACACAAGTTTTGGTGTGATCAACATCCCGCCAACATCTTCAGCCTCGTCATAAAGACCAAAAATAATCGGAATCGGTGAAGCGTAATCTGCAATCTCGTTTAGCGTGTCAAAACCACTGCTTGGTGTAAAACGATTTGAGCCAGTTGTACTGCCAAGATCGAGCTGTGTACGCTTTGATGCTTCAGGCTGCTTTGGCTTTGGCGTCAAAAGATAAGCAACGCCAGTTAAAACAAGACCGATTGCAACGTTGCTAAGAATTACTGCTGTTGCGCCTTTGCCAACTGTGCTACCGGTTAAATAAGTTGCGGCAATAACCGGCCCTGCTGCTGGGCCGACTGCCTGAATATCAGGGATGTGAGCATATTCAGCAGGTCTTACCGCACCACGCCTTTTCGCTTCCGCAGCAAACTTTCTATACTCTTCCTCTGTTACACCAATAGTCTCAATTAACTGCCTTTCGTACGGAAGCAGTGGTATGTCGAGAACAGTCGGACCGAAGACCACTGTGTTTTTTCTAGCGCTGGATGAACGTAAAGAATCCCCGCCTGCCACATCACTGCGAATGTCCAAGACCGCTCCGGCAGCAACAAGATGTCTCCATCATACTCAGGCTTTTCTACCCGAAAACCCCAACGCATTAGGTCGCGGCAAACCTCCCATTTACTAGCCTCGTACCAAGACTGTTTGAACGGCGGCGCTTTAATGCCCATCCGTTCCAACGCCTCATAGCACAGGTGGATGCAGTCGATAGAACCGTCACTGCCGTCAGCACCAAGCCGGTACGGCATTCCGATTAAATCATTGCAGTCGGACATTGTTGCTAATTGGCAGGTTGCCTACAAGCTTTTGCGTCAGCGACCGTCTTGGTACGTCCGTTCCAACAGCATCCAGCACTGAACTCAGTTCTAGGTTTAGTGAAACGTTGTCCCACTGGCCGCCAGTTACTTGACCTGTATAGCGGTGAACAATCGTGTGCTCTGCTTTAGGGCCAGTATCGGAATCAATATCTTCAATAATTAAAACATCGACTTCAATCAAATAATTTTCATCAATTACTGTGTCAGCCCATCCACGCGTCACTTCGTTGTTTGGAAAAACAAGTGTTGCTTCTAAACCATCCCCTGTACGGTTGACAGTAACGCCGGAAAAACCAAAAGGCGCAAATCCGTATTCACTGCCTCTGTGAGTGACCTGCTTGCCAATAAAAAAATTTTGAAACTGTTTAATAGTGGCCTTAGCTCCACTAGGGCTAATCCTGACAGCATGTCCAAAAGCAAACTGGGTCACATTCCTAGCCTCTTACGAGTGCTGCCGCTCATTTGCAGCCGTTTTAACGTTTGTTGCTCACCCTGTTTAGCACCCTGATTGGCAGCTTGCCTCATACCAGCCTGGAACTGCTCAGCCGTCACATAATCAACGTTGTTAATACGCTCTACGTTGAAGCGAACGTCGATTGGTGCGGCAACTGCTGTTCCGCCACCTCCGCTTGACGTTCCAGAGCCTCCTGTTTCTGGGATAACAGCAG